ATAGCCAACATCAGTTTTACTCCATATTTCGTTGCCATTACTATCAAGTTTTCTTATTGCTTTACTACCAGTACCAACATAATGAGCACAATAAACATTACCCGCAGAATCTACTGCTATACCATTACCATCTCCAACATCAGTTTTACTCCATATTTCATTGCCATTACTATCANGTTTTCTTATTGCTTTACCACCAACATNATGAGCACAATAAACATTACCCNCANANTCTACTGCTATACCATAACCACTTCCAACATCAGTTTTACTCCATATTTCATTGCCTGTACTGTCCAACTTCCTTATTGCTTTACTCCCACTTCCAACATAATGAGCACAATAAACATTACCTGAACTGTCTACTGCTATACCATGACCACNTCCAACATCAGTTTTACTCCATATTTCGTTGCCATTACTATCAAGTTTTCTTATTGCTTTANCACCAACATCATGAGCACAATAAACATTACCCGCAGAATCTACTGCTATACCCCAACCATAGCCAACATCAGTTTTACTCCATATTTCGTTGCCATTACCTTTTGAATTATCCTTTTGTAAATAAACGTCTTTGATGTAAGCACCTATTTTATATTTCCCTAAGCCTATTCCATGGTCTATCAATGAACCTTTAAACATCCAGCCCACCTACCATTCATCAACAGGATTTCCATTAGCGTCATAGGTTATAGTAAAGGTATACGAATCAACAACTGTTGTTCCATCTGCATCATAGATTGTAATAGTTCTTGTTGTATATTGCGGTGGTGTTCCTCCACTTAAAACACTTCTTGCAAATAATGTTCCATTTTTGCGGTAATAGTCTACTTGTAAATAATTCCCATAAGCATCTGGGTTACTGCGTTTTATGCGAATAATATTAGGATTTAATGTAGCTAAAGCATGCCCGCTGTGCGGCGCTGGATCGGTGATGTGCTGGGTAATTGTATCAGCGTTTGTTTTTAACTGTGAGTCTATAACATCAGCGTTATAGTTAAGGTCATCAATATTGACTAAATCCGTACCTTCTGGCTTCTTGAGATTATAATTTTGCGTATACTTCAAAATTCCACCTCCTTATATTACTCTTACTTGTTCCCAAGTGTAATGTGCCAAATCATTCCAAACCTTGCTTGTTAATAAATTCCAAACGTTATAAGTGTATTGATACTCATAATTTAAGTGTGCTGGCTTAATTTCTTCTATCGTCTTTGTCAAATCGCTCATATTCGGTGGTATTCCTTTTACCCCAACAAATTTTACTACGAATTTGTATTCGCTTGGATATTCTATGACTTCTACCTCTCCATTTGCAAAAGCACTTGCAACGTTCTTAATCAACCCTTTCGTAACTGTGCCATATCCTCGCAACTTTGCTTTTATTCTTTCTCGTCTAAATTGTTCTGGTTTTGTTTTATCAATTGGCAATCCTAAAAATTGCTCCCATAATTCCAAACCCCAAGTCGCTGTATCCACAAAGAACTGTTCCAATATCTCGTCTAAAGTATCGTTCAACCTATCAATTTCATGCCCTTGTGCATCCCAGACACTTCTCATTATGTAACTGGTAAGATAATACGGTGGCATTCTTTCTAATATCCTATTTCCCGCTTCACTTATCATGTAAATGTCACCGTCCCAAGCACAGCTACTTCCTGCTCGCCTATTGGAATATTATTTGTAGCACCATTCACCAACAGGTTGGAATACTCCACCACCCCAGGCGTATCTAAAATAACGCTTCCAATCCTCACATATCGCACATCATTATCTTGCTTAAATGTCAATGACTTCAGGTACTGTTCCACATTCTCCTTAACCGCTAATTGAACTGCTCCTACCTCATACCCAGTAGCTACCACTAAGTGGACACTGACATTAATAGCAACTGGGCTTGCAGGCTCTATATACACCCTCGCACCAATGGGAGCTTTGCCATCGCCAGTGTCTTTGCTGAACAAACTCTCATACGCTATTTTATTTATAGTAACTGTGTTAACGGTATCGGTCTGCAACCTCTCAATTCTCAACTCGAGATGGTCTTGCCCATTCCAATAAAACTGCTGGCACACTTTACTTGACGCGTTTATGTCATCTGCACTAAACACAGTAAAAGCATCTTCGGTACTCGAAACATCCTTCTTTGCCCATGCATTCTGCGTACTATTCCAAACACCAACTTTCAGCAAATCGTTATCCCCAGCCCCCACCACCGCACTATAAACAATTACTTGCCATGTACCAGGTTGGCTAAATAAACTGTCAAACTGTACATGCTTCACCATACCCGAACCGCTACTACTATACGCCATAACCACCTGGCCTGAGTTAATCGTCACTCCATACCCCGAAATAGTCAAACTCTCTGCTTCATTCACATGCAACCATCTTGGTGCTATGTGCTCCTGAACTCGCTGAACTAACTCTTCACTGGCTGGCTGCATATCCTTATCGACAATTGCTACGCTGACTGTTCCATTGCCATACTTCAACGGTACTACCGAAACACTTCCAACACCTGCAACCTCAAGTGCCCATTTTATATAATCAGCTTTATTACCACCTGCACTGGGATTGCGCACCCATTCCAAATATCGTGCCAATAAACTTGCATCATCTTCAGTATCTGCACCACCACTCGTGGCTTGCTCATTTTCAATCCTTGCAACGCCCTGAATTGGGAGTGCTTAAAACTGTTATTGTTCCTGCGGCGACATTCCCTTCAATTCCTTCGTCCAATGCTTCTATGGGTACAGACACTTCTCCTGCATCACTTATCACTGCTTGCGTGGTGGTCCTAAAGAATACCGCTGGAGCTAATTCCGATGAAGGGGTGGACACTATCGTTCCTTCTGGTATTACCGTTCCACTATCACCAAAGAATGTTACATACCCAGTGGCTTTACTTGCTGGTATTCTGGATAATCCATGTTCTTCAGCTCTCAAATCCAAATATGTACCAAACGTTGTCTGTGCAAATCCACGTCGCAATACCTCTTGCGCCCATATCGTAGCTTGTGTCAATTCTGCAGCAACTGGAGCTAATGCATCATAGACAAATGAACCTTGGCTTTTATCATAATTGTCTGGTACATAGGACAACAATCTTGCTAATATTGTTTCAAACGTTTGGTCTGTTAGGTATTCTGGTAAGTCCAACNTCTCACCCCCTCAACGTGACTGTTCCATCTACATTATAACGCACAACCATNAGCTCGGGTCNATTAACGCCATCCTCGGTCAGCAACACTTCTTTAACGGTGAGCACTTTGTCAACCAAACTAACGCCTTCGCTCAAACTTGGTATTGGAGCATTGTTTTCACACTCTTGGAACGTGCTACCATCTACTGACGCATAAACCTTTACATCGCACCCTGCAGGGATATTTGCTTCCCAAGAAATATTTGATCCATTACACGTTCCAAGGCTCTTTAAGTATATTGGCTTGCTTAACCTATAACCACCACGGCCAACTTTAAGGCTATTATCAAACCTCAAGGCGTATGTGGTATTCTCATCAATTGGTAATGGCTGATTGCTTTGATACGCACTCAATATTTCCGCATCTGTTCTAGCACGGCTGGAGATGCGGAGGTCGTCATGTCTACCATTGTAAAAGTTTGCTCCTGCTCCGTTTGAACCTAATGCAATTTCGACGGCTCCTAATGTAGTCCCATCCGTAGTGCGAGTAAATGTGGATAATGCTCCACCATTTTTAGCTAAACGTATAGTTACATTAGAACCAGACTTGCTAACAGAGTAAAATAATAGGTCATTAGCACTCAAGCTTATACCTGTATTAATAACCTCTTTATTATTCCACGCAAAGCGAATAGTACCGTCATTATTATAAAGTCCTGTCAATGGGACACCCTTTAGTGCCCATATACGAGCAAATCGTGGTGCTATACTTGAACTTATAGCAGGTATAAACCAACCAGCAATATCGAACTCATCCTCATTCAGCACCCCCGCCGTGGGGATNGTCAGGGTTTCGGGGGAGCGGGTGCCGTCAATGAAGGAGGTGGCGTAGGGTTTTTGTTCAAGCTGGATGCGTGCTATCCGTACCCACTTGTCTACATTTACGTCGTTCACATTTTGGAGATGCCACCAAAACGGAAAGATGGGCCCGCTTGACGCTGTTACGATGGTTACCTCGTATCGCTGCCACTGAAGGCTCATAGGCGGCTTAGACTTCCATGTAGCCGAAGCAATTCCGCGGATTGTTTCTAATTCATGAGTGAGTTCCATCGTTCCACGAGCCCAGAACGAGATAGTGTACGTTGTGTTATATGCCAAGGGGTAGGCTATGTCCGTTCCGAAATCTTCATAGTTATTACCAGAAACGCAAAGAAGCTCGGCAACATTGATAAGCTGTCCGAAAAAGTCATCCTGCTGAATAGTAACGTCTCTGTTCCAACCGCTAGGTGTCGTCCCAACATCACCGGAAAACGTCGGATTATTGGCAAGGTTCGTCGTCTCCTCCTCCACCATCACCGCCTGCCCAAACTTACCAGCTTCGAACCTCGGCACATTCGCACCCACTTGCGCACCATTGCTTGTGTATGCAACAGATGGCCGTATAAATGTCAGCTGGATATTGGACCGCATATCGCCAATACATACCGACTTTGTAGTCAGCGGTAGTACTTCATCCACAATCCCATTGTTGTTAACATCCTCTATGTCACGTTGCACTACGCACAGCTTGTATGATGTTCCAATGGGTTGGTATAGTATACCACTATCAGTAGGATTACCACCTAGCATACTTTTGTTTGTATATGGATTAATAGGCTCTTTAATGAATTTTTCCTTTAATACATCCAAAGAACTAGGATAAGCAAAGTTTTGGAATTGCTGTTGTATCTTGTATTCTTCTAGGGCTTTTATAATATCATTGAGGTTACTTTCAAACGCAATTTGTTTAGCAACTTTTGTTGATTGTATATACCTAGGCATTGCTACACCAACTAGTATACCCAGTATAAGTAATACAAACAGTAATTCAAGTAGGGTAAATCCACGTTTCATCTGTTGCCCCTTATTTTTAACCATCTATATCACCTCTCTTATTCATATAACGTATATAGCATACTATTGCCAACCTACACAATAGATATTGTTTGAACTATTTTTTAAATAGTACATTGTTAAGGTACCTGTATTTTGTCCTATTCTGTATTGTCCTTGTACTGTATACAGCGTATATCCTTGTGGTAAAGTATCCTGATTAGTCACTGTAGCGCTGTACATAGTGTCACCATAATACGTTAGTGTAGTGGCAGTCTGATTGTTCATGATTAGCATATAACCTAGACTGACAATAGATTGATTCCCATAAATTGATGCATAGTTCTCTGGCAACTTGGCAACTGTTATACTCATAGATGCCATATTAATCATAATTAGTCCTATGATAAAAGCTATTAATACAAGGAATATAACTGTATACAACAACGCAAATCCCTTTTTCATAGAGAATTCTCCTTTAAAAATGTTGGAAGAGATGGGGTTAATGTTAGGGAAAATGATGCAGTTTGTATCGGATATGTATACGGTTTCAAATTAACGTCACGTATACTGTTTATAGTATACGTAAAAGTCGCTGTCGATGCTGTCGGTATTGTAAATACTGTGCATGCTATTCTATCTTCTAGTTGAAAGCTGTTGGTACATTGTATTGTACCGGT